CAACGTGGTCCTAACCTATGTGGCTGGATATGCTGACGCTGCGTCTGTACCGGAAGTGATCAAGATAGCGATTAAGCAAAAGATCGCTTTGGACTATGAGAAACGAGGGGATGATGGAAGTAATTCAGATGCATGGATGAGGACACTTGATACTGTAAAAGTTTACTGGAATGCAGAATACGCCTGTTAAGCTACTCTTTTTCCTGGCTGTGTGGAGGCGTCCGGAGATCACAGAGATCTGTTTCATGGGATTGAACCGGCTAAAAAAAACCGGTAAGCATCCGATGGAATTTCTCGCAGTGATTTCCGAAGAGTCGATGATTCCATTATGTGAGAAGTACGGGGTAGAGTGGTGTATGCACGAAAACGAGCCACTTGGAGCTAAGAAGAATTACGGATTGGCGCAGGCGATGAAGAAAGACTTCGATTACCTGATTGAAATTGGCTCGGATGACATTTTGAAGAATGAGTTTTTAACGCTTTATCCGTGGGATCGTGATTTAATGGCGCTCGGAGATTTTATAATGCTCAATACTGAGGACGGCGAGTGTAGGAGGTTGAGTAAACGTGAAGGCCACTACGGTGTGGGTAGAGCAATTTCTAAAAGTGCTATTGAGAAAACGCATCCTATTTGGCCGGACAAGTATTCTAAAGGACTGGACAATAGGTCAACCTTTCACTTGGCAAGAAAAGGAGTACTGGAAAAACGGTATTTCAATTCAGAGCCTGTAGCAATTGATTTGAAGAGTGAAGTAAACATCTGGCCTTTTGAAAGTCGTGGAATGGAATATCCACTTGAAAAAGTACTTAATGGTCTGAGTATCGAAGAAGTAAACGCAATAAAATGCTTAATCACCGAGAACAGATTGGAAAGCTTGACGAGCGCATAACGATTCAACAACCAGTCAACACATCGGATGAATACAATCAACCGGTATCAGATTGGCAAGATGTAGCAACGGTATGGGCGCGGGTAGACGACACAAGCGGAGGCGAAAGTTTCCAGGCTGATCAGGTTACAGCGTACATGAACACCGTTTTCGCGATTCGTTACAGAGACGATGTAACGGAAAAAATGAGAATACTAAGATCACGAAACGGGCGGTACTACAATATTCGGAGCATAAAAAATCCTGATAGGAAAAGAACTCTTCAAGTGACTGGTGAAATGTTAGATGATCCATTTAACCCACAGGCTTTAGGGGAATTTAGCGAGAGTGAGTTTTCAAACGACTTTGCCACATGATTAAAGGGGCGGATCAACTGAAGCAATGCCTGAATGGTCTGCCGGATCAGTTTAAACATTCGGCTTTACAGAAGGCAAACATCAAAGCTGCTGAGCCGCTAGTTTCAGGGATGCATAGACTTGCACCGGTAGGGCTAACAGGAAATTTAGCCGACTCCATTGGCATAGTGAAGTTGGGAAAAGGAAAAGAATTAGGAGGTATTGAAGTTGGTCCTAGGCGTGGTGGTGGGTTCTTAGGTTTTGCTGGGCACCTGGTTGAGTTTGGCACTAAGCGAAGAAAGACGAAACGCACCGGAGCAAATAGGGGAATAATGCCTAAGAAACGATTTGTACTTCCCGCGTGGGAACAGACAAACGGGCAAGTGCTAGGAACAGTAGAAAAAGAATTAAGTACTCAGGTTACTAAATACTTAAAACGGACAGCGCCTAAATGATAAGTGGAATTGTAACAATACTACTCGGAACAAGTGCGGTAACTGATTTAGTGGATGAGAAAATATTCCCAGTAGTAGCAGAACAGGAAACGCAAAGGCCTTATGTAACGCTAAACCGTACCGGAACAACGCCTACGATAGTGAAAAACGAAGTAAGCGGAAAGGACGAAGTAAATTTTAACGTGGTGGCATACGCCAAAACTTACAAAGAATGTATTCAAATACTTTCTGCGATAAGGACGGCAATTGACAACTACAAGGGAGTGCCTTCCGGAAGCACGATAACCTTTTTGAACATCTGGTATCAGGTGAGTCAGGACATGTTCGAAAAAGATGAAGAGACATATATAGTAGTGGACACGTATGCCGCAAGAGTTAAAAGGTAACCCACACGTAAGGCTTTTAAAATCTTACGTGACACCATCAGGAAAAAAGTTACCGGTGGGGCAGGTGTTCAGGAGAAGCAGGCAGGAGGCAACAGAAATGATAAATAACGGAGTGGCTGAGGTGTATTCAGGGCCATTCCCACCAAAAAAAATGAAGACGAACTTTTTTAAAACTAAAGAATAATGGCAACAACAGGAATAGTAGAAGGTAATAGCCTTCTCTTATACATCGATGGCGAGCCTATCGTATGCACGACAGAAGCCTCCTTTGACTTTTCCAGGGAAATTATAGAGGCAGTATGTAAAGACAACAACGGCGCACGTCAAATAAAACTAGGCGGTACGTCTGGAAACTTCGGGGTTTCCGGGTTGTGGAAGTTTGATGGCGCTTACCAGGTTGAAGATCTTATGGAAGCGTTTCTAAACGCTACACTTCTTACTGCAAGGTGGACAACTGACGAGGTAGGCGACTTCTACCTTGAAGCTGATGTTTACATCACGAATATATCAGGGGCATCGGCGGTGAATGACAATGTAACATTCGATGCAACTTTTGAAATCACAGGACCAATAACTAAAGGTGACGAAACATGATCGGCGACGGAGTATTCGAAGAAGAAAAAGACGGTGAAAAAATGTGCTTTCATTTTGGAATGATGGCAGGATTTTACACCGAAGAAAAAGCTGGCAAAGGTGTCGGCGCTGTATTGCGTGAGATACAAAAAGGGCAAACGATGATGCACTCTCTTTTCTGGTTTTATGGAGGTGCCAAAGCATACTATGAAATCAGGGGCATAGAGAAAAACATTACACTGCCTTTAGTCTCCACATGGATGGATAAACTAGGGGCCGAAAAGTGTGCTGAAATATATCTGAAATCTGTGTTATCGCCGGTACAAAAAAAAGTGATAGCCCCGACGACGACGGGGCGGGACGACTAGAAGACTTATACATTTTCGCGGTCAAAAAATTAAAGATCGCACATAAAGAATTCTGGACATTATCATGGTATGAGCTGGGCCTTTATATCGAACGGTTCCACGATGAGCAAGAGGAAAAAAAACAATTAGAAGAGGCCAATTGGGCAAGGTTCAGAATACAGTGGGCAGATTTTAGGAATGTAAACCGCAAAAAGAATTCAAAGGCAGTACGGCCACAGGATTTAATAAGATTAAGCATCGATGACCGCAAAGCAGAGCACCGCGAAATAGACATCGAAGCAATAAAGAGAAGATTCGGATCTAAAATAAAGAAGAAGAGTGGCTAATATTTTAGCAAAGCTGGCAGTACTTATTTCCGGAGACGCCTCTGGATTAAATAAGTCTATCAATGGTGCTAATAAATCACTTTCAAGTTTTCAAAGCGCTTCGAATGCAGTTTCAAAAAACTTAGCAGCAACTTTAGGCGCCGTTAGTTTCGTCGCACTCGGAAGAGAGATAATAAAAATAACTTCTGAGTTTCAAAAGTTCGAAGCTGTATTAACCAACACGTTAGGTAGTAACTCAGAAGCACAAGCTGCATTAGATCAGATTCGTGAATTCGCCGCGAAGACTCCATTCTCAGTACAAGAACTAACGGCATCGTTTGTAAAACTTGCTAACCAGGGATTCGAGCCGACTGCGGATGAGATGCGCAAGCTCGGAGACTTAGCAGCTTCTACCGGTAAGGGATTCGATCAGTTAACCGAAGCAATTATTGACGCTCAAACCGGAGAGTTTGAACGGTTAAAAGAGTTCGGGATTAGAGCCAGTAAATCAGGCGATCAGGTAAAGTTCACTTTCAAAGGAGTTCAGACTCAAACCGAATTCACAGCTGATTCAATACGAGATTATCTTTTAAGCCTTGGAAACCTAGAAGGTGTTTCCGGATCAATGGCGGCTATATCTGAAACACTGGGCGGTAAGATTTCAAACCTTGGTGATTCATTTGATAATCTTCTTTTAACACTTGGTAATCTTACCAGCGGTCCGTTAACTGATTTTATTGACATCCTTAATGAGTCCTTAGCAAGCATTCAAGATGCTTTAACAGATGACAAAGTAGTCACGAGGTTAGAAACCGTCAATAAACTTTATGTTGAGAGTGCTAACAGCATCGAAGACATAAATGAAAACCTTGATAAGCTTACACGCCTTCAGAAAATAGAGCAACAGGCATACGACGATGCAAGCGGCAAGCTCGGAAATCTAAAAGATCAACTTTCCTTAAGCTCGGAAGAATACTTAAGACTAGCAGGCGAGCAGGCAACCGCTAAAGATTTCACTGAAGCGTATGGTGCAGCCATTGAAGCCCTCACTGCGAAGATGGCAAAGCTCAATGAGCAAACAGAAGTTCAAGCTTTAGCACTCATTCCTGCATTAAATGCGGAGATCAAAAAATACGAAGCGTTAAAAAATGAAGCCTTCTCCGAAGACTCCATTGCCAGGTATAACGTCAAGCTGAGAGAACTCAGAGAAGAACTTGAGTTACTAAATTCTATCGGTGGCGAATCAGGATTTTTAAAAAGTCTAAATGCCGGACAGACGCCAACAATACCGGATACAGCTATACCAACCCCAGAAGCCAGTCCATTTTCAACTACGATAGATGTAGACGTTCAACCATATCTCGATAAGATCCGAGAAATGGACAGCGTTGCAAATGAGTTCCATGTAAACGAAGAGACAAGAAACGAACAATCGCGCGCGCGCTGGGATGCGCTAATAGAAAAACAAGCAGAAGCCGCAAATTCAGCGGCTATGTTCGGTGAGGTTGTAGGAGACAGTTTAGGAGAAGCACTAGCAGGTCAAATAACATTTGCACAGGCTGCAAAAAAAATCACAGGAGAACTCATAAAAATGTTTTTGCAACGTGCTTTAGCAGGAATAATAGCGAGTGCCGCGAGTTCAGGTGGACCCCCACCAGTAGCTATAGCGTTAGCTGCTGCCGGTGTGGCGGCTATATCTGCCATGTTTGCTAAGATCGGTGGCCCAAGCGCTTCTGTGGGCGGTGGAGCTTCGGGTGTAGCAACAACTAATGTAAGTAGAATAGGCAACGCTTCACGCTCTGAAGAATCGGTTGCGTTCAATGCTGAATTTACAATACACGGAAACGACTTAGTAGCGGTTGCCAACAGCCAAAACAACAGAAACGGGAGGTTAAAAGGATGATAATTGACGTTCTCATATGGGACATTACATCTAACTACTCCGGAAGCTGGGACGTAGAAGGGGGTGGTTCGGCTACGATCAACTCAGGGCAAACTATTGTTGTAAAACTTGATGACACAACGCACTCTCTAACAGCGTGGCAGAACGGCGTTAATAGACTTTTAAACGGGCCTAATTTATTTTTTGGGTTTGGTGGATCAGCTACGCTTAGAACAGTAGCGCCATTTTTCAAATATTGCGAGGGAACAACTTTACACCAGGTTGGAACCTCAAACGGTTTCCCCTACGGAACACTTTCCAACAATCCGAATAACTCAGAATGCCAGATCGCTCCTACTTGTGATTTGGAAATCTCAAACGACTATACAATTACGCCGGCTACAGGTCCAGCCACGGCAGACGGTTCTATAGTAGGAACAGCAACAAGTTCTAACGGGGTAGTTAAATTTTCCTTCGATCCTGACTTTGAATATGGTGACCCTTTCCCGCTTAATCCTTTAGAGCCTTTAGCTGATTGGGTAAGTGAGAATACCAGCGCCGAGCCGATGTCTTGGGCAACAGGCACAACTCCCACGCTAACAGTTACACCACCTACAACACAAGTTCCGGCACTATCAGACTGGTTTGGACCTCCTTACGTTGCCGGAAGGTTGGTTGAGGGCATCATGTACCGCTATTCATATCAATTGACAGCGTTTGCGGATGTATCCACATACATGTATGTAAGGTTGGTTGTCGGCGATGTCTTTTTCAATGTACTGAGGGAGAAGATAGTGGATGCGTACGCCGTCCCTACCGGTAAAACTATCACCGGAACATTCCAGTTTATCGCTCCTGCTGAAGTTGGCGGTAGCCCATTAAGGCTTGCGTTACTTATAGAATATCCTGGCGGTGTGGCAGCAGGAATTAACGCCAGTGTGGAACTAGTCTCGTTTACTGACATGTCCGGAACTCCGGCAGATCCAGGCGTGCAGGAAGAATTAAACTTTACTGGACTTCTTCCCGGCAACTACACGATTTACGCTAAGGATGCAATAGGATGTCAGGACAGTATAAGTTTTGAAATTCCTGTCACTACTACCTACAACGTAAGGTATCGGATGGAGTACACCGATCATTTAGCGGAAAGTGGGAAGTATCACAGGCTCGACATTAAACAAAGATCATACAGCGGACCGATAGAGGAAATATGTGGAGGACAGAAACCTGTCACGATTAGATACGAAGGTGATCGAGATGATCCTAACGTGTCATTAGTTGCTTCGAACATGACCATTGAGCTAATGGTAGAAACTTCAGGGCAGTTTAACGACATGTTCCTGAGTGACGATCGTAAATATTTGGTTGAGCATTACATCGGTGATGATGTTCCAAGCCTTGAACTTTACTGGACTGGTTATATCGTTCCCGAATTTCATTCTGAACCGTATTTATTTGAACCGTATCCTTTAACCATAACTGCTTCTGACGGTATCGGGGAACTTAAGAATAAGGGGTTCACTGATATAAACGATAATAACTTCAGGGGAGATTTTAAAGCAATCAAACTCATCTCTGAGATTCTTAAAAAGACAGGTTTAGAACTCGACATCCACTGTGGGATAAATGTGTTTGATGAAAACATGGATGAGAACGGCGACCCGTTAGACCAAGCGTATATTGATTCGAGAATTTACTATAACAAACGCGTTCCTCAGAAATGTGATTACGTTTTAAAATCCATTATGGACCCGTTCAGGGGACAAATGTTCCAATCGAAAGGTGTTTGGTGGATTATACGATTGAGTGATGCTATTGGAACGTTCCCATATAGGCAGTTTAATTTCAACGGTGAATTAGAAAGTGACAGTACAATAAATGTTTTATTCGAGTTAGACTTCCCGTCCGCTATTCATCCTTTAGGGAAAGCGATGTTTGCAAACCGTACACAGCTTTTAACCTTCGTCCGTAACTATGGATACTTTGAAATCACCCACGACCTTAAAAAAGATGGCAATCTAATCGACACCGGAGCCTTTGAAAGTGAAGATATTATTCAACTAGCCTCAGGGAATTATACTTTTCAAGATTGGAATGTACTACTAGGCCAGGCAGGTGTAAAATACGGCCACGAAACGGTAGTAAACGGCGACAGTACAGGTGCATTTTACTTTGACTTCACCTCAGCGGTAGGAAACCAAGTAGACACTAAATTGTATTCGGCAGAAATTCCCCTTCAATCTACTACCGGGCAGATAAGATTTAAGTTTCAGTATTTCGTCACGCCTGAATACAACGTCCCATATATACGTATTTCGTGGACCCTGAAACTTCGGATGGGTGACGATACCTATCGGTGGTTAACATACGCCACGAATGGAGCCATTACATACGACTTTGTAGAGCAGAAAAATGACATATACGTAACGCAGTACGACTCGTGGCAGACATTTGATTTACTCACAGATGTACCAACGGCGATTATAACAGCGGAAGCCGTAGAGATAGCATTTTTCTTCCATGATCACGAAGGAAGAGATTTTGACAGCATCGCAGATTTTAAAGACTTTGATCCTTCTACCCTGTCAAATCCCAACGGCGCTAAGCGCATGGTAGCAGGTGACCCAGGAGAGACAAACATTTATACGGGTGAATACTCACATGACACTGAAGATTTACCGGTAGTTGTGCGCCCTGATGCTTACGATGCCGGATCAGGAAATCATCGGTGGCTGTGGAGACTGGACAAGATTATAAACGTGTCAGAGAATTCAGCTTTAGTGCGTAGGATAAAATTCGACAACGTTTCATTAGCATTTTATCCTAAAGTCATTCAGCCGACGACGCAAATTATTGACCCTCCGGAGTTTTTAACATACGCTGAGGAAACAGATCCTTTAGTGATTCCAGATTTTACTAAGACTGTCATCCTTGGGGACATGATAAGGTTTGATGATGCCGTTCTAATGAATGAGAACAACCTTTACAGGGGTTATTTCAGATTAGAAGACGGCACCCCTACAGAAAATTGGCACCGCTTAGGCGTAGACGAATCGAAAAGGCTTCTGCAAATCACTCTAGAAGATTACCGCGATCAGTTCAAGCTACCGCAAAGAAGGCTTTCAGGTCTTAAGATAACAACCAATGTTTTACACTTCATAAACTGTTTACGTGACAACGTAGACGGTACACGATACAGGCCAATGACTTTTGAGTTTGACACAGTGAACGCAATGTATACCCCTGATATGAGCGGCGTACTTGCTGGAGCGAGTGGCGAACCTCCATTAGTAGTTGGTGAATTTAACGAACCGGAATTTTCAGACGATTATAACACAGGCGAATAAATGGCACAGCAAGACAAAACCACGTTCGAAGGTACATTCAACAATTCTTCGACTGGGTTATTTAAAACAAACACAACTAAGGATATAGGGTCAGACGACCTTCGAACCTTGGTTGACAATTTAACGGATTCAGTTCCTTTCAATGAAGATGATCGGTACGCCTGGCCATTTCCTCAAGTCACAGCTTCAGGAACAAACACGTACACCGCGACAGCAGCACCGGCTATTACCGCTTATGGAACAGGTCAGAAGTTCCAAATAAAATTCACGAACGCTTCTTCTGGTGTTTCGACTTTAAATCTTAACGGACTTGGGGCGAAGAAAATATTTGTAAACCCGACAACGCAAGCGACGACAGCGCACATAGTAGCGGGGCAGATTTCATTACTCGCTTACGATGCGACGTTAGATTCTGCGACAGGTGGTTTCTTAATGATTGGAGCGCCTTCAGATAGTGGCGTAACAGCAGCCGCAGACGTAACCTTCTCCCCAGCCGGAAACATATCAGCAACAAACGTGCAGGCAGCGATTGAAGAATTAGAAGATGATCTGGTACCGTTAACATCCGTCTCTACAAGTACTGCAGGGGGAACGATAACCCTTAACATGAATTCTCAAATTCAAAGGATGCATGTTGGCTCAGCTTCTTTTGCGACTCCCAAAACTATTGCCATGAGCAATACAACAGGGTCGCTAGTGTTTAATTTCTCTTTTTAGGTCACAGATATAGCCGCTGTGCTGACTGTCCCCGCGAGTTGGATTATGGCAGATATTCAATTTGACGGCACTTCCTGGACTCCGCCACAAAGAGGTACATATGAATTATGTGGTTCTTTCGACGCAACAAGTTGGTT